AAATAATGGCACAACAGTCAACAAACAATCCTGCTTCACAAACCTTTCTGGGTAGGATTAACACAGCGACAAACGCTACAAACAACAGAGATTTATATTTAAAGTTGTTCAGCGGTGAGATGTTTACTGGCTTCCAAAGAGAGACAATCGCAAGAGATCTCGTAATGAAGCGTACACTCACCAACGGGAAGAGTTTACAGTTCATCTATACTGGACGCACAAGTGCGGAATACCACACTCCCGGAAATAGCATACTAGGAAACAGTGACAAAACTCCACCAGTAGCTGAAAAAACAATTACAGTGGACGATTTACTCATTTCTAGTGCTTTCGTATATGAGCTAGATGAAACACTAGCACACTATGAATTGAGAGGAGAAATTTCCAAGAAGATTGGATATGCTCTTGCACAAAAATATGATAGACTAATCTTTAGAGCTATCGCTAAAGGTGCTAGACAGGCTTCTCCAGTATCACTCAGCAACTTCATAGAGCCGGGCGGTACTCAAATTCAAGTCGGTGGCGGTTCTAACGCTGACGATGCCCTAAACTCAACACACTTAATCAACGCTTTCTATGATGCTGCTGCAGCTCTAGATGAAAAAGGTGTAAGTGATGATGGTAGGGTTGCTGTACTTAACCCAAGACAGTACTATGCACTTATCCAAAACATTGAATCAAACGGTTTAATCAACCGCAATGAAAGAGGAGACGCATTACAGTCTGGTAACGGCATCATTGAAATTGCAGGTATCACAATCTACAAATCAATGAACACTCCATTCTTCTCTAAGTATGGTACAAAGTATGCTCCATCTTCTGGTGCATCAGCTGCAACTGACCTAGACACAGTAGATCCCGGAAATACAGGATCATTCGTATCTGAGTCAATCGAGACAGCTACAACAGTTACAGGCAACAACTATGGCCCTCGCCAAAACTACGGTGCTGCTTCTAACTTTGCAAACACATGTGGACTTATCTTCCAAAGAGAAGCTGCAGGTGTTGTTGAAACAATCGGCCCACAGGTTCAAGTAACTTCTGGAGACGTTTCCGTGGTTTATCAAGGTGATGTCATACTAGGACGCATGGCTATGGGAGCAGATTTTGTGAATCCAGCAGCTTGTGTAGAATT